GTCAGCAACCTGGACAACCTCGCTGTCAATGCAGCCATAGTTGGAATACTTGCGGATCACTGTTTGCGTAGGCGTCACCGGCCCACCATTGGTTGTAGTCAAAACATACTCACCGCCAGATGTGCCAATGTTTAGTATCCGAGTAGCAGAAAGGTATCGGATTGCGTTCACTTTGTTGGACGCAATCGTGTAGATTAAAGCATCGTTATCAGATGTGCCGGTGTGAAAATTTAAGTAGTCAGCACTCTGCGAAAACCACAACGTCTGAGGGTTGTTGTTACTCGCTGCAAAAACCAAACGCTGCTCAAAGAAGGTAACAACGCTAGGGTAGTTGTCAGTGCTAGTCAGAACTGGCGTGTTGTTTTCGTTAATCGTAGGAGTGGCAAGCGTCCAAGCATTGTGGTCGGTACGGGATAACGTACGGATGGCGTGGCTTGGATGCACCAAATACATAACATCCGCAGATTGTGCAAAGCGGACATCGTTAACCTGGGCAGAAGTGTAAGGCGTTGCGACCTCAAACAGCTTGTCAACACTAACGCCAGATCCAGTGTAAGTTGTAAAACTTGTCGTATCAATATCGTTGCCAAACAAGTCAGTCAGCGTGAACGTGTTGGCTGTAGAGTTGGCAATAAGATAGTTTCGAGCAACTAGCTCAGTCATGCCGCCGCCTGTGTTGTACAGGTAAACCTCATCTCCATTGCTCAGACCATGAGAGCTGCTTGTGAAAACGCCAGGATCAGCCTTTGTGATCGCTGAAACATTCTTTTCACTATCAACCAAAACCTGCAAACCGTTGCGGAAAACACGCATATACTGATCGCCAAACTCAAGCGCGTATGTGTCGGCTGTCTTAAACTCAAAGGGAATCAAGCGGGTGGCATTGCTGCTGTTTTTCACTTCGCCTAAATATTCTGTGCCTGGGCGCCGCGTAACGCCACCGTGAGGCTGCACAATCATATTAGTTAAGACAGACAGTCCTTCGCGGTACTTCTCAATTGTAACGCGCCCCTCAAGGCGCGGGGAGATCTCACCGGCTGTAAATGTACTAATCGCTGGGGCTGATCGCGCCATTAGAACCTCGACTCAATAAATTCGCTTGCCTCTAGCCGCTGTGGCGCGCCCTCAGTACCGTCAACAAAAGCGGCTTGTTTTAATTTGTCAGAGTATTCTGCCGCCATCATCTGCTTGACAGTGTTGGAGCCAGTGATTGCGTAACTAACCTCAAAAGCTATGGCCGCTGCTAAAGTGTCGATTAGATTAGCGTCATACTCTTGCGGGTCTGTAACCCGAGCAACATACTTAATTTTGGCAATGCCTTCGTCAGAAAGTAGCTTGCGCCCCTCAATAACAAACACAGGCCCACCCGTGTTGTTAAACATATTGTCTTGCGGGTAAGACAAAGTGCCATTACTAAATTCTAAAACTCTTAAACAGTATGGATTTGTTGGCAAATTAAACTGATTCGCGTAACCAAAAGCGGGTGATTCGCTTTCTTTCGCCAGCTCTGCTCTACGCAGAAGGCAGTTCCAAGGATGCGCGCGAAACACGCTGTCCCGAACACTGTCAAACCTTTGGTTGATTAACCGCGCCGGTTTACTGTTCTCATCAAAACTTGAAATGTTGTTTGCACCCAAGCTGTTTAGCGCGTAGTTTGCAATATCAACCGTACTGGTCATCAGCTCTCTCCATGTGAAAAGAGGGGGCGGCGAACCGCCCCGCTCCTATTAGTCTACCACATACATGATAGTCAGCTCAATAGAGCCGGTAGCAGTACCCGCATTAGTCACGGTGATTGCCACGCCGTCCTCGTTTGTATCAGTCTCTGTGCCGGAGCCTAGAGCGAGAGTCGCAAGAACGTCTACCTTTTGAGCAGATGTTGACGCCGCCGCTGCCTTGTAAGCTGCCGCAGACGCAGACACGGCTGTACCAGCCGCGTTTGTGTGAGCCGCATAACCTACAGACAATGTTGTGCCAGCACCTAAAGCGTCATAAGCCAGGGAACCTTGCAACAAACGTGCGCCATCAGGTAAGACAAACATCTCAATTTCGCTGGCTGCTGCCAGGGAAGATGCTTCGTATGTGCCGTGAGCTACACGGATACGACCCGCAAGCTCATTAGCTTTGTTCATCACGGCTGGTGTTGCGCGTGAGTTAGTGCGTTGTGCTGAATATACAGTAGCCATTTTTCAGTTTCCTTATTCAGAACAAGCGATTTCGACTACTTTGCTTTCTTCCATGCGTGTCGCACCGATAGATTGGCAATAGTAGACTTGCGTTGCGTATGACTTGTCAGCACGTTCATCAATGCGAGCTGCTGGCTCTTTGCCAACTGCTAGTTTGATGCCGTCACCAGCAAATGCGATAACCTGACGATCACCGCTGCCGTCTGTACCTAGACGGTTGCTTACATGGAACTGGAAGCCAACGAATGTGTTGATTTCACCCATCGCCAACGCTTTTACAGTGTTGTAATCGCTTGAAGTTACAGTCGTGTTGTTCAACAAGTCAGAAACCTGCTTAGGTGAAACAACGATGTGACGAGGGATAGATGGATCAACATTGCCGCTGTCCAAGATTTCCTTCGCTGATACCAACTTAGCAATTGTCAAACCAGAAGTCGCAACCGCGATTTTCTGTGCTGATGGCAATGCTGTAGCTGTTGCACCGTCTTTACCTGTCTGCGAAGTACCAAGTGCCGCTGAGATGATAACATCATCCATTGCGCGACCCATAGCTGCGGCAGCAGCACGGCTGTAGGTGGAAGTCGGATCAACGAGCAACCGCACTTTGTCCTGATCGTCGATCAGATCGGCATACTCATAGTCAGACATAGTAACCATACGGCGTGAATGTGGTGTGTCCACAATCGGTGTATCCGCATGGCGTGAAGTGCGCAGGACAGCGGCTGCTGATCCCACTTGGTCAAAGAAAGCTTTCTCGCCATTCACGCTTTCCACATCTACCGCATTACGCAGCAGAGAACCCATCTGCTGTGACAGCATCTGGATGTTTGCAGAAAACTGATTGACAAAAGCTGTAGTGATTTGAGTAGACATTTCGTCATCTCCTAGCTTCGTTTCAGTTACAATTGCTGCGCGTGGTTATCCCTGAAGGGGCCGTGCTACTGCTTAGGGCAGCTAATCCGCTTGACGCACAAGCTTGATGTCGTGGGCCTAAAGGTTATCCACTATGACATGAGCGCAAATAGTCGCTGCGCTTCCGCAACATACGCATCATGTTCTGGATGCTGCGCATCCAAATACGGCCCGTCTCGCCGCATAACCTCTTTCAGTTGACGCTGCGCCTCTTCTGGCGTCATTATCAACTCAGTCGGTTCACCGACCAGGTTATCCTCTCCAATCTGTTCTGCCAAGGCAGAAAACATTTTTATAACCTCTGGGTGATCCCCAAGCTTGCGACCATCCGAAAGTTGCACATCCTCAAACATGCTCATGCCTTCTTCGCCCAGTAACGTCCTAGCGGCGTTCTGCGCCATTCCTATGCGCTGTTCGTAAGCTTGGCCAAACTCCTGCCGCAAAGATTGCTCTGCCTCATAAACGGCGCTCTCAGCGCGGCTCTCAAAATCTTTTTTAGATGATTCGCCTGAATCTGCAATAAATTTAGCAAGTCGATCTACCTGCCGAGGCTGTAACCCCGCCTCCCACATAGCCTGTTTAAGGCCCGAGACAGCGGCTTCGTCCATGTTATCGCCCAAATTCATCTCATAAGCATCAGCACTGTCTGGCCGGCCAACAGAGTTGTAAAACTCATTGTATTGATCATCTGTCCAGCTCTTGCCAGGTTTTGGGATCTTATCCGCGCCGATCATGCGCTGGGCGTTTACATAACTCTTTGCCAAGCTGGCTGGGTCTGTAAACGTGCGCAGTGAAGGCTCACCCCGCAAATCTTCTGGTAAACTGTCCAAAAATCCTACTGGAGCAGCTCCTGCTCCTCCTGCGACTTCTTGAGATCCAGTATCTTGGATTGCCTCTTCGCTCATTGTTTTTCCTTCTCTTCGGTCAGCATACGGACAATCAGCAGCACCGCTGCGCGCTGACCTTCATTAAATGCAGTTTCATAAGGATTGTCCGAAAACGTAGTTGTCTCATACCCAAAACGAGTTTTGAGATCTTTAATTACCCTAACGCCATCTTCATTATTAAAAGTGCGCCGGTAAGCTAACTTCAGATCCTCTATTTGCTTCACTGTCCAGCCCCCTGCGTTGCCTTAACCAAAGGCGCGACATTGCCAGCAGCCTCAGATGCCATCATTTCACGCTGCATCTGCTCTTGAACCTGGGCCTGCTCGGCCTGCTCTTTGCGAACCTGCTCAACCTCATCAGAACCCCTGATAACCCGAGCCGGCAAGCCTGCTGTCTCAACCAAATACTGAACCATCTTGTCGCCGTCCAAGTAATCCGTAACAGGCGCAACCTCACTAACCTGAAGCAAAATCTCAAACCCGCGCAGCATCGCTTGCAAATCTGTAAGCTTCTGAGCCTTAGCTAGAGGCGAAACATATTCAATATCAATGCTTTGGCCCTGCAATTCTTCAGGCGGCGCTGGAAGCAACCCAGCGCGCAGAAGTAATGCAAAGGAACGGTCGATCAGCGGCTGGAGTAGCTCGGCCTGCAACCGTCCTAAAACAGGGCCGAGCAAACGCATTTTCTCCTCGTTCCTCTGCAAAACCTCAGTCGCTGTCATGTTGGCGCCTTGGCCTAACAGCAACTGATCCACATAAAACGCCTGCCGAATTGCATTCCGGCGCTGCTCTTCCATGTTCAAACCCAAAGGATTGTTGGCCCCAATGTTCAAAGGCTCCAAGCGATCCCGTGTACCCGAGCGATAAAAGTTTAACGCGCCAGGTGTAGTGCGAACAGGCATCATAAACCCGTCATCTGGAACCATCAAAGGCGGATCAATCTGCTTTTGAGCCGCCTTGATTGTCGTTTCAGACATCTTGTTCAGCATCTTAACATCAGGCAACGCAGTCATTGCCGGCGATCTGCCGTAAGTAGAAACGCTATCCTTAACAAAACGCGGACACATAAACGGAAACTCATCAAAGCCGCCCTCAGAAAGCAGCTCACGATTGTCGGCCAAATAATAAACAGACGCGACAGGCTTGTTCTTGGCTAACTTGCCAGACGCCTCTGCGCGCGGAAAGACAGCGTGGACAACCTCATGCTCCTTGTAAGGATCATCTTTTAAATCTTTCTCTACCTGGCGCGGCATCTTAACCCCAGGGAACTGCATGGCAATCGCCCGAGCCGTCAGCTTGAACTTCCGATAAACAGTATCAACCCTGCCGCTAGGATCTTCACTTATGCAAACCTCGGCAATATGGCGACACGCAAACCGCAAGCCACCTTCTTCAGACTCAACGTAAAAAGACCCCGTGCCAAAAACAACCAAGTCATAATAAAGCTCATGGATCTCTTGCTGAAAGTTAGAACGATTGAAATGCTGGTACATCTGATCCATGCAGATCTCTAACCACTCATTCGCTGCATCGTCGCGCTGCAAAGCGGTGTCGCGGTAACGCATTGAAAACCAAGGTGTACTTGGCGAAGTCAGCATGCCGTGCAATGAAGACGCCAACAACTCAACAGCGTGAATGGCCGTGCCGTCGAAAATCCTTTCAGTGCGCTTGTCGCCCTGGGTGCGCTTCTTGGTAATGTCAGCCTTTCGAGGCAACATAAAATCAGCAAGCTCCTGCCAATGAGACTCCCAATTGGATCTCTGGCTTTGTAACGTCTTGTATCGCTTATCTAAACGGGCAACTAAAGGGTTTACTTCTACCATTATTTCATCCCATAACTTGTCATCAATGTGCGCTTAGGGCGCGATTTAGAACCAGTAATACCCTCAACTGCACCGCCTTGCGTCCGGCCAGCCATCTTCTGCTGTGCGCGCTCCAAAGGATCAACAGTCGATTGCCCCAACAACGCAGCAGGCTGGGAAGCATTGCCGCCCATAATCCCTGCAATATTGCCCAGCTTCTTTTTCTTAATAAGCATAATGCTATCCAATCAATGACCGGCGCCGGCGCGTTGGCGTGTCTTCTTCGCTATCAAGCAAACCACCCGGCTTTGTTAAGATAGTCGATCTTCGCCCTTTTGTAGCAACCTTTAAAGCATCGTCTTCTGCGCCGCCAACAGACGTAGCAGTGTCAGCAAGCTCTTTTCCGCCAGCCGCTGTGCCAACAGAAGCGCCGGGAGACGGAGAAAAATCAACATCATCAAACGCTGCCTCACCAGCAGCCTTAACAGCATCAGAGCTAGGAGCTGAAGAAGCCGGAGAAATACCAGAAGAAGCAACAGAAGCTGAAGCAACAGGGCCAGATGTGACATCATTTTTGTCTTTTAACATGTTCGCCATGTTTCTATCAACTATCGCGCTAGTCCTACGCGCACGCTCGGGGAGCTCTCGCTCATAAGCATCATTTTTAGGCTCTAAACCCAAATCCATTTTTAACGTAGTAAAAAAAGAATTTGCTGGTCTATTCATAGTGGAACCTCTTGGAGCCCCACCACTATCTCCAGTTGGATTACTGGGACCCGAGAAAGCATTTGAAATAGCACTACAAGCACCGCCCATAACTAAACATCCTTATATGTCAAAGTTCCCGCAGGAACATAACCCAGGCGACCAAGCAAAGCAGCGCCCCTTTCAGTATTAACGCCAGAAGTCGCACCTGTCAAAATCTGAGTGGCGCCAACGTCACGCGCCCAATCTTCAAAGATCCTCATCAGCCTAACACCAATCATGCCACCTCTATATTCCGGCTTAACATACCATATATAATCGCCAGCGACTAGAGTGTCGCTATAAGGGTGCTGAATCGTCATGCCAATGATGCAACCAGCAAGGTCTTTACCCGACCAACAACCCAAAACTAAACTGTCATCGCTGCAAATACGGTCATCAACCCAATCGCACATCTTATCCCAATTGAAATCAATAACGCGCTGATAAGACTGAGAATGGAACTGCTGCGCCAAATCAGTCACAGCAGCCGCGTCTAAAGAAGACGCTTCCCTATACTTACGCCGCAAATGGATCATAATCCATCACCGCCATTTTCTGAGAAACCGCCATGCGATCCCTGCTTTCACGCAAACCAACTGCCAAATAACGAAAAGCATCCGCAGCATGAGATGACCAATCATGAACAGGCGAAGACCTAAAACTCCTAGTGCGCTCATTATACGCCCTATGATACTGACGCAAACACTCCAAACCATGTCCGCACTTCTCCCTGTCAAACCATAAACGCGGTATCAACATCTGAGCCGCATGAATACCATCCTCAATCGGCAACTTAGGAACAACACGAAAATTCAACCCCAAGTCCCAGGCAACCTCACGCCTACTCTTACCAGATCCCAACTCCCGAACCTCAATGTCATGCGGCGCATTGTGATCCCCATACAAATAGTTCTTAGACGTTAAAATCTTGCAGTAATGCGGCAAACCCTCACCACGAGCCTCATAAAAATCTATCACATGAATAGCACGGCCAACAGACTGCGTAAACCAAATAGCCGTGCTGTCACCAACTCCCAAATCCCACCAAGTGTCTACACGCACACTTGGATCATAAGGAACATTGGAAATACGCCCATCCAACTGGGCAACCTCCATCTCCTTGCCATAAACCGCACCAGGCACATTAGCATTCCAAGAACACTCAAACTCCTGCTGATACTGGTCATGCGTCATCATAGACTTGGCTGCTTCTAATTCCTCATCGTCCAGCAACCCCGTCTCACTCGCCTTGTAAACAGCAGCCAACCAATCAGGATTAGAAGCTGCCTCCTCATACTTATCAAAAAAAGCATTGTGGCCTTTAGGCGTACCAACAAACACACACCAACCCTTGCGATCAGATAACGCCGGACGCAACACCTCGGGGAAAACATTCTCAGGCATGTCGGCAACCTCATCCATAACACAACCATCAAGATAAATACCCCGCAAGCTGTCTGGATTCTCAGCGCCAAGAAGAGAAATCCGAGCGCCATTAGGCAAATCACAACGCAATTCAGTCTCATGAAACCGAACATTCGGGATCTTCCCAGCAAACTGTTTTATATAATCCCAAGCAACATTCTTCGCCTGACGATAGGTGGGCGCCATATAGGCATACCGGGGGTTCTCTTTCCCAGACATTAAGGCATCGCGCAAAACATGGTTGATCGCCCAGACCGTTTTGCCAAACCGCCGGTGGCAAACAACAACGCCCCAACGCTTCAAAGACATCTCATTGTGCAGCTTTAACTGCAACTCCCTCGGCTCATAAGGAATCTCAATGTGCGTCAATGCTCAGTCACCCTCTTCTGATCTTTGAATATCAATATGCCGTTACTCTCAAGGATAGCTTCGTACAAATCAATAAGCAATATTGCCGACTCAATCTGCTCCGAGGCGCTGCGGCTGGTAACAACGCTGTCCCTCAAGGCCTCTATGTGGCCCAGGACGGCTTGCTGCGAAGGAGACAGAGCGTAAGTCAAAGTGTCTCTAGCTCCGGTATAATATAGCGGTATAAGGGCGCGCGGTTTTGCGGGGGGTGGGGGGGTCGGTTTGCGCAAAACGCATGGCTTATCCGTAGTGCCATAAGTATTATTATGTTAAATAGAACGCAAGCCATTGTTGTTACTGTAGATTTTATGCGAGACTGCCATGCATCAAACGCAAACCACAAGATGTTGTGCCTGCCCTGCCTCGCCCACAACACATTCACATATTCATATGTGTTGTTCTCACGCGCGTAGCTGTCAACGACAGGATGTGTTGTATACACAAGATCCGACATCAATGCTTGGTCACTCGCTCTTCCTTTTGGTCAGGCACAACCTCGGCTGTATTGACCTCGACATCACCACCAGCCCAACTGATTGTGAACGTCTGGGCTTGTGGTTGGTCTTCCTTCTTGTCCCTTACACCCCAAGGCATGTTCCGTGCTAGCGTCCACTTCAACGTGTCGATCTCCAACCTACGCCGTTGAACCTCTGCGTTAGCCAGCCTGTTGTCCTCAAACGTAGGCAATGGCGAGACTGCCAGGTTGTTTATGTGGTCAGTGAAATACTCTGATTGCATGACCCTACCTCTTCGATAGATCTCATACAGCTCATCATCACGCAGCACAGCTTGCATCACACCTTGGTATGTCGGCATGCTTGCTGACTTGAGAATGTTCTTGAGCGTCTCGCCCACTGCCAAGCGGTCAGCGATCTTGTGCATCAGCTCGGCGTCAATTTTGATTGGTTTCTTTGCCATGTGTGCCTCATGTGTTTTTTGGGATCATAGCACAAAAAAGGCCCAGCGCAATAATGCTGGGCCAGTTGTTGAGTGTTGAGCTGTGGAAACAGGTGGAAGCAGCTCAACGGGCAATTACTTTTTATCAGAATGGAATGTCATCATCAAACACTTTTGGCCTTGCTTTGATGTCGATCATCTCTGCTGCTGGGAATGATTCTTTGACTGCCTTCTCGAACTCTCCTGCCTTGTGATCTCTGAAGTGCCTGTATGCCAGGGCCACCTCTCTGAGCGTGAGCAGCTCTAGGTCTGGCCGTTGCTCTTTGATCTTCTGCCACGACCTTCCGTCTTTCATGATGCCAAACGTCTCGCCATCCAGTTCCATCTCCCAGATGTCTGTTGATGCTCTCTGTGCGCCAAGACGCTCTGCCTCTGCGTCCATTGCCTTGAGGCCTCTTACGACGATTTCTGCTCTGACCTTACATTCTTCTGGATTGTTTTCTTCGATAGCCTTGTTCATCTTTGCCATTGCCGATCCGTACTTCTGTGCTGTTTCGACGCTCACTAATTCTGGCAACATGTCGATGCCCCACTTTGTGTCCATCTGTATTGCCAGCCGATCCATTGGCGCTATTGCGTAGTCACACATGATTTGATCCTTATGCGCTTGCGGGTTGAATATTCTGTCTGCCTTCTTTTGGCGCCTTGGCCTCCGAGGCTTCTGCGTTGTCATCATCATCTCCACAGTTAAATCACCACAGTTTGATATAATCCACATTCCACCACAGTAGTATGCATATACATACAACTACTGTGGTGGAAGTATTTGTGGCCTTTTCTTCCACAGTTCCACAGTTCGTCCACAGTTCAAAAAAACAACTGTGGAAGTGTGGATACAGCATCAAACCTCCTCCCAATTGACCCACTCCCCGACCACCACGCACGGCACATCTCTTCCGCTTCGGCTGTCTCTTATCTCTGCGACTTTGAGGTTGCCTGTGCTGATCCATTTCTTTGCGATTGCCTTGGCCTTTGCTTTGTCCCCTGGCTTGTCGGTGTCGAGGTCTAGCTGCTCTGCGACTGCATTGCCGATCCAGCTTTTTGCTCGGATGTCTGATCGGTATGCCTTGCCGTCTTCTTCTGCCTTACCGACTGCTCTTTGGACATCGTACAGGTCTTTGGTTGTCACGCCGTCGAACAGATCAGGCAGCTTAAATTCTGTGGCTACACCGATATGCTCTCCGTTTGCGATCTCGACTGAGATCATCTTGCGGTATGTTGCCTTGTCGGATGGTGGAGCCAGATTTTGTTTTCCATCGTCCTGGCGGAATATTCCGAGTGCTTCGTTTTCGTCCACGCCGAGTGCCATTGCGTCTTCTGGCGATATTCTGTTGATGACCCTTGCTGCTCTTGCTGCACCGATCAGGCTGCCTGCGCCGCGCACTGAGTCCACGGTTGCGTCTTCTCCGTTGCCTTTTCGGATGTGATGCACGAGCTGGACTGAGCTGTTTGTGTCTCTTGCCAGCTTTCTGAGCATTGATACGACTGCCTGGATGCTTCCGTTGTTGTTCTCGTTGACCAGGTGGGCTGATATGAATGGATCTAATATTACAACACCTATGCGGTTTTCTTTGATCTTTCGGATCATGAATGCCAGCAGCTCATCGTTTTGTATCAGGCCATCTCTGCCTTCTGCTGCCAGCGTGATCTGCATGGTGTCTTCGCCATCCATAAACAGCTTGCCTTTGATGTCATCTGGCTTGAGGCCGTAGTGCTGCATGGCTGCTATGGTTCTCATTTGAAGTTCTGAGATCGGATCTTCCAGGTTGATGACCCATGTGTTGCACTGTTCCTTGACCTTGACGCCAAGCAGGTCTTTGCCTGTCGATATTGCCAGTGCTTCCACGATGATTGCTGATGTCTTGCCTATGCCGCCGGCTGATGCTGTTACGCTGATATACTTCTTGATGTAGTCATATCCATACACCCACTCCCTGCGCGGCAGCGTGAGGGCATCAAACATTTCGTAGGGCGTGGGCCAATCATTGCCTGTATCGGCCTCTGTGTGGCTCTGTGTTGGCTCTGTGGCTATCTGCAATGTTTGGTTTTGCTGCTCCATGCGCTCGGCTGCTGGATCAGGTGGTGGCGTCCATCCTTTGTTTCTGGCGCCGTCAATTGCCTTCTGCACTTCTGCCCTTGTTTCTTCTACTGTGTATCCGCCGAGCGTAAAGCTGTCCGTGATCGCGTGGATTTCTTCGTCTGCTAGGCCTTTGTTGACGTATGATCCTACTAGGCGCACCATGTTTCTGTGCCAGTCTTCTCCTGCTAGCACATCTTGGACTGCCATCTGCCTGTCCATTGCCTGCTGGCCTAGGTCTATGTTGATTGTGCTAGCAGCCTGTGGCTCTGCCTTTGGGAAGGCTCTCATCATGCGTTCAAACTCTACTGGCTCTCTGTTTGTTGAGAACTCTGTTCGCATTGTGACCAGCTCTGGGACATAGCCTTTGTCCTGTTTCTTTTGGTTTGGCCATGAGACTGTGCCGGCCACGCGCATGATTCTGCTAGGGTTTACGACTGCCGCGTCTGTTTGGAGTGATGCGGCGATTGCTTTTTGTACGTCACGCCATGCTTTCAGGTTTTTCACCGGCTCTTCCAGGCGCCAGTATGCGTGGCCTCTGGCGAATGGCGTTGTGCCTGTCTTGATCGACATCGTGAACTTTGGGCCGGCGAAAGACAGGATGTTTTCCATTGCGCCGGCAGTGTCTGCGTCTGCAAAGCAGTAGAATGCTGCAAGGATGTCTGTGTCTTTGGCTGCCTGGCCTGCCGGTATTTCTATGATTGGATCAATTGGATTGATGCACATGTATATGTTTTGCTTGGCGGCGTTCATTGCTTGGGCGTGTTGCGCTGCGTCTTCTATGTCTTTTAGTGCAAATCTTGCAGCGTTTGCTGATCCAGATTGCGATATAGAACGTATCTCTATCAGCGGTTGACCGACAGTGTTCCAATTTTCTGTAATCTGTGCTATGAACTGCTTAATGATTTCGGTCTTGGGAGCCATTTCCATTTGTTCTTCCACTTCCATTTTCATTGTATCCTCCCCTGAACTGCCCAGCGGCTATGACCGCTGGGCTTTTTTCATTTAAAACTCTGCGTCAGCAGGAGCTGGTGCTGGTGCGGGTGTGGTTGCAGTTTCTTCGACTGCTATTCCTGCGGCGACACCTTCTTTCAGGGAGTCTGGTTTGTCTACAGCACTGACCTCAAAAATTGGTACGCATGTACCGCCTTTAGTATACTTAACAATTTTTGCATCAATAAGTTTGAGCTTTGCTGCTTTGCCTTCTGGAATTTTAGAAAGCTCTGGTGCAAGGCTTGTAAGAGCGTCCCAAACGCCGGCGCCTGCCTGCTCCCACATGGCGACCTTGCCGCCACCGATAGCACACTTAACCGAGAAGCCTTTCTTGTAATCATCTCCAGGCTTGCCCATCATTTGACTAACGCTCGGGTTCCACTTCCATTCTGGAGCCACGCCGACCATCCCGTCCGACCTTTGCCAACCTGTCTTGAGGCTTTGCAAGTCAAGAATAAACCCGGTTGTGCTTGCAGCTTCAAACTCAACCTTTGCTCCACCGTCACGGGTATAGAACTGCTTCGCTCGGACAGCGCCGTCCTCTGTTCCTTTAGCTGACCATTGCAGGAATGTGTTAATATCGGAGCCTGATGCCCCTAGATCTATTTCAAACATTTTGTATCCTTTACGTTGTTTGATTGTTGGAGTTGTTGTGCGCGTAACCCTGCGCTGGGATTAGATGCCATACATTTCTTCCCGCAGATCTTCTGCCCCGTTCCAGTAGAACGAGTTAGGGTTGACGGGTATGACCTCTCTAATATCTTCCGCGCTGCCAGCGCGCAGGAACTTTTCAAGCCGAGCGATCTGCTTCTTGGCAAGTCCAAGGATCTCTGTTGGATCGCCGTCTTCAAGCATGTTTGTTTTCTTTGATGACACATAAAGAAACTTGACCACTTGGTTGCCTCGGGCTTTCTGGTAGATCGCGCGTTGCAGTTGATGCTCTGCCGACATCTTGGTTGGGATGCGGCCTGTTGTTTTAAGATCGATGACAACGCCATGATCGGGGAATACAAAGTCAAGGTACCCGATCACAGGGATCTCAAAGTCATCTGTCTTGGCTGTAATGCTGATCTTTGTTTGCCCATCTTCAGGGAACTCGGGCTTTCCGTAATGCTCAAGTTCTTGAAGCGTTAGCTCCATGCACGGCTCAATCATGGCGCGCTCTTTGGTGATCTTTTCGTCAGCCATGAAGAACATGCTGTCAAATTTTTCCAATGCCTGATCAAGAGCGCCGGCTTTGTGCAGCTTGCCGGTCAGCGTGTTGGCAACGGCCTCTTCTGTGCAGATGCCACGCATTGCAGCGGCGCCCATAGGTGTGCGTTTCTTGAATAGGTATGACGCAACCCAAACGTCTGGCGCGTTAGTCCAGAGGTTGATTGACGATGCTGACAGGTGCTTGATGCCGTGCTTTTCAAAACCGTTCATGCTGTTAGCTTTCCATATAGGGCCAAGAGACAGGCCTCACTTCTGCCATCATCCTTGACACG